TTAATCCCATTGGTAAAGTTATACCGCCCATACTTTGTCTCTCCATTCATGAATGCCTTTGCGACTTCATCTAAGAATTCGGGTGGAAGTAGTGAATGATCTGGTTTATTGGTATCAAATTTCAATCCTTCCGATGGAGGTATAATGGGGGCAAAGAATTCTTTATGATGAACATTTTGCACAGGATATGTAACAATATCTCCATCATAATCGCCTTCAATTAAAGTTTCAATATGAGTGGGCAATTGATAGTCTTCTGGCACTTCCATGGATAAATAATTAGATTTTACATTAAGCTGTTCTGCTCGTACTTTATGTGCTTTTAGATAATCAGATAGACCGTCACTCATAATATCCTCCAGGATTTATAATATCATATTAGCTATGTTTTGTCAACAATTAATTCATTTAAAGCTGTCAAATTACGTTTAAGGCTATAATTAAGGAATAGGTCCTTTGGTATTACAGTATTGAAGATTTGGGCAGTCTTATATAGCTTCTCAATCAAAGTAAGAGCATCATAATCGCCTTTAAAGTGTTCGGCCAAGGAAAGCGTGCCATCGGTTTTATAGAAGAAATAAGCCCTGTCTCCTTCGACATACTCAGTACCTTCTATGGCATTCTTCACTATAAGCTCATTGGTGCGCTTGGCGGCCATCACTGCACTAGTTATAGTCTTTCTAGAAGCCCATCTAGTGATATCGGTTAACTGCATGATTTCTTTAATATATTTATGATAGACCTCGGTATATTGGTAACTGCCATTAAGCATTTCATCTATAATGTCTTTAATGAACTGTTTGAGGGCAGGTTCCTTAGTGCTAGCTTTAACTGCCGATCCTTTATAAGTAATCTTCTTTCCATCATAAAGAATGTAGTTCTTTGCTCTAAACACAACAATTGTATGAAATTGACCTTCTGTGTCCCAAACTATCTTTTCTGGCATCATAGCATTTAGTTCACTTAAAAGACTAGTTTCTTCTTCTTTGGTAAATGGAAGGCCATCGGGTTTACAGAATGTAATCCCGTCGGTATCGCCTGAGACAATTTTAAAATTATAACTCATATTCATAACCCCAAACATATTTAGTTTTCTTTGTTGTAACATAATTATATAATCTTACTGTACTTATCATATATGAAGTTTTTCTATATTCCACTGAAAAATATTTATAACCAAATTGTTTACAAAGTTCATTCATGCTCTTTGCCTGAAAGCCATTTAATTACATTAAGCAGATTCTCTCTGCCCGTTTTAGTAATAAATTCTGCCCCTCTCGGAAAGTTGAAATTATTGTATTGACTCCCCATAAATCCAAACATAGAATTGATTAATATCTTTACAGATTGCTGTAAAGTTTCATAATAAGGATCTGTCTTTCCAAGCTTCTTATACTCTAAACGTTTAGTAGTAAAGAACTTACAAAGCTCAAGTAAGTAGGCTTTCGGGTCTTTGTCTCCATCATATACTTCATATTGTAGTATAATACTGGGGTATAAACTTTGAACATCAAACCGTAAACAGTTTTTATATACGCCAGGATTACCAAAACTTAGGCCCCCCTCAAATGGTAAAGCTTGACTTACTTTGGGTATACTATGGCCATCTTGTAAATAGGCCCTATTCATCATGGTATTAATCTGGCCCCCAGTTGCAGATTCAATTATATGCTGATAGCTGCGGGCTATAGAGTTCGCCATGTAAAAGAAACTTGGGGACATTAATTTATAGAGCGCCAATGCGTCATCTCCATCTTCTCTTGCATAAGCTTTGATCTTTTCCCATTCAACAGGATCTTTATATTTGTTTCTAATTTGAGAGGCATCATAAAACTGCCTACCTATTATTTCAAGGCCTTCTTGTTTAATGATATTCTTTAGCCCATAGCTTTCATATTTACGGCCTATATCATATTTGTAGGCCAGAAAAAGTGTATCGATTACTTCTCTGCCATATACATGAACTTTATGGTAATTATAGAAATTGGTTGAATCTTTACGGAATTTGCTTTCATAGTTATCAAATGTTATTTCACTATCATTGCGCCCTAGTAAGAGTTTAACTCCATACTTATCTGCTATGAAACGCATGTATGGTAAATCATAGAGAAGTATATTATGGCCTACTAATATAGACGGATCTTTCTCTCTTACCCAGTCACACCAGACCTTTAACATTTCGCCTTCATTTTCGTATTCATCATAAGTAAACATTTTACGTTCAACTTTACCTTGACTGGAAAACGTATTAGATATGATAAGTACTCTAGCTGATGCATTATGATCTAGAGAAGTTGTTTCAATGTCAAAGGAAAGTGCAGAAGGTTCGTCATGTTTCATATTCTTGAAATATGTTAAACCGTCGCGAACCATACAAGATTCCTTTGGGTTCCATATAGAGAAAATGTCTTCACCTTTAAACCGATGCCGGTCTCCAGAGAACGAACGTCGAGTTTGATAGGTCTTAATCCACTTGTAATGAAGCTTGCCTTTAAGAGGTCTAAAGTATTGATCTAAGCATCTATCAGAAAGGATATAATATTCATTTGGCAATATTGTGCTAGTAACAAATCCATCGGTTTGTTGAATGAACACTTCAATGCCATCATCGGTTGGTTCTACAGACACGATGCGTTCTAAAGTGTTACGTCCGTAAATTAAAGGTTCATATTTCATTAATATAAATCCACTTCTAATATATAATAATTTACTTGATTTGCATCACTAAACATTGTTTCAGAACTAAATAGTCTTGAAGTTGCAGTTAATGGCCTTAATACAGGTATATTTAATCTATATCCAAGGTTGGGCCCATATTTACTTTTAATATGATCTAAATTTCTGAACATCCACATTGGTTTACCTAAGCTATGTATTGTTATAAAACAATCATAATGTAAATAATAACTATAGCCAAGTTGTGTTACAAGTTCATTCATATGGTCCAATATACTGTAGATATATGTATACATTGACTAGGTAAATGCGTACATCTACTAATATAATAATATAATCCAAGTTGTTTATATAAATCATTCATAAAATCTATATTTCCATATCCAGTTTATTTTTATATAAATATGTAGACTGTAAACAATAACACATTCATCAAATACTTCATATTTACAATGTAAACTTTTACATAACTCACTCATCTTTCTTTTTCTCTTTAACTAGTTCAAGTATACGTTGATAGTTATCTCTAGCCGGACTACCTTTGTATTGAGTGGTTTCTTTCTTATCATCGGCCTTTCTACGCATATTGGCCATTTCATTCATCTTATGAAACTCTTCTTCTTCCATTTGGTTTAAAGGTCTAAAGTCGCCTGTGGCCATATCATAGTATAAATGATGCCGAGTATAGACGCGAGTGAGATCATTCAGGCCTACTTCTCTTATCTTGCTATACTGCCAGCCAGAACAAGTAAGCATGGTTTCTTCTTGTACACGTTTAAGAGGTTGCCATATGGTAATAATATAATCACAAAACCAGGCAAACTGTGCCGCCCCATATGCGGCATTGATGCCCATTGGGGTATCGCCATGGCCGGCTCGCTCTATGGTAGACTGGTTTTGAATAATAAGAAAACAGTTTAAATGCTCCGCCACAACTTTCATTAGCCGGCACATCTCTTTAACATTAATAGATTTGATCTTACCTCGTCCAGACATAATATCTGTAGATACATCAAAATTAGGTTCTTTGGTTATATCAATCTTATCTGATAAAGCCATAAAATGGTCTACTATAATAGATCCTACTTTTTTATTCTCCCGTTTACAAGTATCTTCGACAAACTTTACAATGTGTTGCCAAGTGAGACGTTCATCTGCATTCTTATTATCAATTACAAATAGTCGTTTACTATCTTTAGAATCTTTTCCTACAAGTTTAACCCAGCGTTTTACAATTTGTCTAGCGGGCATTTCAAGGCTAAAGAAGAAATGTATATCATCATTTTGAGTATTGTTGTGAATAATATCTCTAATAATCTTCATACTTATCGCACTCTTGCCCACGCCCGATCCGGCCACAACTCCTAATACTTCACCTTTACGCCATTTCTCTTCTGTTACATCCCAGAAGTCCGGCCCGCTGATGGCTTCATTCTTTAAGAATAAATTAGGGTCAGATTCTAAATCATATATACTACTAGCGACATATTCAGTCTTCTCTGACAAACCTCTAGGATCATGCTTAGGGTCATTGCTATAGGCCGAGACAATAGTACGTTCTAATTCAGCTTCTCCAAAATCATTATCTAAACAAGGAGATTTAGCTAGCTTCTCAATAGCCTCTTCAATAGTATATCCTTGTTCTTGCAAATCCTTGGCAGCTTTAAAGCATGTAATATTACGACCGCCCGCCGCCGCTCCATTGATAATAAATTCCATTGTAGCTCTAGAAAGTTTGCCCTTAGTGAGCATAAGTTCTAGTTTAGGCTTCTCAAATACTTTAGGCATGATGTTATCTAGTATCGGGTCAATGGGTTTGCCTAGATTTGAACAAACAAAAGATTTAGATTTATAATAAAAACGAGCAAAGTCTTTACATTGTTGATCTATAAATGGAAATCTGTTAGATAAATTATACCATGTGTTCTTATAGATTTCTTGATCTCTAATAGTAGATGACAAAGGAAGAATTACTCTAAATCTATCGACTATTTTACCATTCTTTTCAATTTGATGAGACTTAGAAGTAAGTATGGCAAATGTATATTCTTTGAATAATTCCTTGGCTTCTTCTATGGTACATTTAAATGTACCATCATTATCAATATCTAATACCATGGTATCACAAGCTTCCCAGCTAGTGGTATGCCTGTATCCATCTTTGAATACAAATGGCGACCAGTCATACTTCAGTGTAAAGTCTACTAGGTCTTTTAGATTATTGAATTTTTGTTCATGAGAAGAAGTAAGATTGACAATACGAGATACAAACATTTTCTGTCTCCTCTAAAAAGATATGTTAGTCTCTCCTAACTGTCAAGCCTTTTAATGGAGGCTTTCCCTTTAGAGTTTAGAGGTCAACGCTAGCGTACTAGCGAACTGACAATCCCCTGCAAGCAGGACTTTCTCTTTAAGTTACTCCACTCAAGGACTTCTCTCAGTCCAGTCACACAACTTTAGCACGCACAAGATTTAGTGCTATCCGGCCTTTCGGCCCTACTTTATAAGCCTACAGCTAGCATCGGCTTTCATGGCATGTGTCGCCTAATCCTGTATTATGAACGAGATCTATTTGCAAACTTACTGCTACCGCCTGATGTTGGAGCTTCAGTAGCTTCTGCTTTATCACCTGCAAGGGCCGATGCGGCGGCATCTACTGTGATAATGTCATCAGCATCTTGTGCAACCAAGAAAACTGGTACTTGTCTAAAGTTACCATCGGTATCTCTTGATTTAGTACTTGTTCGCGTACCGGATCGAGTAATCTTAGTCCAAGCATTCAATGTAACATTGCCGCTATCAATTTCTTCATCCAAGTAATTTAGATTACCATTTGGATAAAGGGTTTCAACTTGTCCAGTTTTAGAAAGAAGCTTAATTGCAAAATTAAACTTTGTTTCTGTTAGTCCAATTAGATATCCTTCTACACTTTCACCAGCTTGAAGATCTCCAGCCTTTCGACCCGTAGATCCCATTTTTGTAACCATTGCCATATATTTTTCTCCTTGTTCTATTATTGTTTAGTACTAAACTTTAGGTCGTAAAGATGCTTTCTTTTCTTTAGAAAACAAATTATTCTTACCTCTTACTTCCGCATTACAATGTTTGCAGGAATATCGTTGAAACTTCCCCATACTTGTATATGCATATCCATTCTTATGAAAATCTGTACTTCCACAGCTACAAATAGTTGATTCAGTATCAGTATATAAATTGTAATTCAGACTATTATCAAATGGTTGCAGTTTTAAGTAAAGCTCTTCAGTTGATAATACATCGGCAATATTATATGTTTTCATTTCTGCCCAAGCGGCTTTATTGCCTTTAAGACATTCTTTCCATAACTCAAACCCTGCAAACTTCTTATGTGTAAGTTTTTTATGTTTTGCACAGAGAGTTTTAGAAAGATATTCTAACTTATTTGATGTAAAGTTGAAATGCTTCTTAGCAATTAGCATAGTATCTATTTGTTTGAATCCTGACGGAGGCTTCATACCATGAATAATCATCCTAGATTTAATTTTCTTAACATCAAATCCTACGGAATTTTGTCCAATAACAATATCAGCTTTATCTAATAGTTTCCATAATCCTTCTAATAGAGTTTTATCATTATGAATATCTTTTGCCTTACTTTGATCTGCATAGTATATTTTATCTTCTCCTAATATTTTAGCAGCATATGATAAGATATTCCAGTCTTGTAATACCTGGTTAAGGCCCACATTTTGATCGAAAAGTCCCCAAGTATATGAAATTATTGGACTAGTTTCAATATCTAGTATTAATATATTTACTTTAGGTTTACTCATTTCGCTTCTTTCTTTTAGGTTTATCTTCAGGGCTTCCCATAACAATTTCTGTATTTCCTTCATGCCCATTTATTAAGTTAACATCTTCTATATTGCTATACATATTCCAAGTGACATGGTTGGATGCGGTCCATTCTAAGAAAACTTGTCCAGAAGGGAATATAGCACCCATTGCAACGCAACCCGTACCGCTGGTGCCAGTGACATCGATTTTGCGAAGTAAATAGAATGGTTTTACTTTATCACCTTTCATTAAAAATCCAGTCCTAAATCTAAAGTAAAAGTTCCATTGGTAATTGCTTGGGCGCCAACCGAGAATAATTTAGTAAGCTTTCTTTCATATCCTAGACCAGTTACTACTTTATTTCTGTTGGCAACATTTACTTCACTAGTAGTTTGATTATGATGGTATCCTTGTGGGCCCACTCCGCCCATGACTCTTAATCGATTCTTTTGAGTTTTTTCAATTACTTTAACTGGAATAGAGTTCGATTTATCAATTCTTGGAACTACTTTCCATTCATTGGCACTAAAATGGGCTTTATTACCATCTTTTAGATTAACATCAATAGTCGCATCTTTAAGAAATGCGGGAGGGGCTTCTGCAATTATAATTGTTGGTACTAATGTCAATAAAATTATATAAAAATATTTCATAAATCTCCTTAGTTAAATGTAATAACTTTAATACCGGAATTGGCATCATCAATTGCAAGTTTATTATTACTAACCCAAAAACTATCCCCATCTCCAATTTCTGTTACTTTAGAACTACCGGAACATAAACTACTTGAAAAAAGTTCAGTATTTGTTCCATTGGGTTTTGTATAAAAAGTAGTTCCGGTAATTAGTGCACAAGATGCAGAAGTATATATAGTAATAGTCGCACCAGAAGAACCTGCCGCGCCCGTAAGCCCTTGAGGGCCTTGTGGCCCTTGTGTGCCTGGAGCACCGGGACTTCCTGCGGGACCACTAGGACCTTGAACACCTTGGGCACCTTGTGGTCCAACTGCGCCTTGGATACCTTGAGGGCCAGTTGCACCCATAAGCCCTTGAGGACCAATATGTCCAGGAAGTCCTTGCGGCCCAGTTTGTCCGTCGGCACCATTTAATCCATTTAAACCATTTGTTCCATTGCATACAATAAGGCTATTCATAAAAATATCACCTTCTGAAACTGAAAGACTATCATCTAAATCAAGATAAATATCTAATCTTTGGCCATTAGTTTCACATTCAAGATCAGTTTCAACATATTCAGAAACTAATGAATGTCCATTAGAACCATTTAGTCCATTGGCACCATTTGTACCGTCAATGCCATTAGTTCCCGCAGGGCCTTGAACTAGTTTTAAAGTTGTATTATCACTACAGCCACCAAGAATGGCCAAAAGTATTACATATTTCTTCATATTTATCCTTTCATTTACGATATTAAATCATTTATCAGTTTCTTAACTTCTGTTCGTCTTCCTAATTTTTTAGCTTTATCCATTACCTCAACAAGTACATCATCGAATATGTTTATTAATTCAGGTGTATTATTTCCAAGTTGCTGTTGTTCTTTTAAATCAATTAATAGTTCAATTCCATCACACAACTTACAAAGGTCTTTTTCTTTATCTTCTGTAAACAAAAAACAGTTATCTGGAAGTAGTTCAAAAGCTTTTATCTCTGGTATAAGCTCCTTAATAGGACTTGGCGGGTCAAACCCCATTACAGCTTCTGAATAATCATGCATCAACGCCTGGAAGATCTCTTTGCCGCCAAGGTAATGATATATAATGGCAACCCTAGCCGAATGCTCTAATACGCTTTTAGGTTTAGTCATAATATATGAATTAAACCTTGGAATACGATGTAGGCGCTTCATAGCTATTTTAAGTTGCGACAATGTTAGCATTTTACCTTCTCCTAAATCTAGTATACCATAAATATTGCTATTAATCAAGTGTTATTTGGGAAATAAATAAAGCCATAAAGGTTTTGAGAATGGAATTGGCCTCTATAAACCATAACCACTATCTGCAGCATTAAATCCATACCATCCATATCCTAAATGTTGAACTAAATGATTCATTTGATAACAGTAAATTTCTTCTTGGCCAAGTTATCAAGTTTATCTATACAATCATTAATACCTTCATCGACCGACTCATATGTGCCTCCGACAGTATCTTGGGTTCTGCCATTATCTTTTGTTATGGTTATAAGCACTAATGCCGACGCCAATGTCTCAATAGAAAAGGTAATGCCTTTCTTCTCAAACAATTTAGCTAAACGGTCTTCTGCCGACATATATCCTCCTAAAAAGAGTATATCATTTATTTCGCCCAAAGTCAATAGATAATTTAATATTGATATATTGCCAAATGTCATCCATCTCTTCCCAGTCAATAGTATGAAGTGCAATATAAGTCTCGTGTAATTGACTCGGATATAACATATTAGTATGATATTTATAACCTAATTTTAAACATAAATCTTTCACAGATAAGTAATCTTTCCTGCAAATTGTTCTTTATAAGTTTCAACTCTTATTGCTAAATGTCTTGGAAGATACTTGCAAAAACGGAAGTTGAAATCATACACTTTAGCTAAATTCTTTCCGGGTGAAAGTCTAATGG